CGAAGGGGTGAACGCATGACCACTCGTCGCTCTGCTCTCGACCAAGTGCGCGAAGCAATCGAGGAATACGGCAGGCCGGCATGGGTTGCTGCTGTTCCGTTTCGCGTGATCAAAGAAGTGCCGTATCACGAAGTGGTCGAGATGTTGGAGTCTGCTCGCGCTTCGCAACCGTCATCTGAAAAGCATCAGCGTGTCGCGTCGTATGAAGGCTGGCTCGCATCCAATGCTGGCGAAGAGGTAACCATCGTTGATGTCTGTGATCGTCTCGGTATCTCTGTTGGGCATGCTCGTCGCTTCGTCGCTGACAGACCGCACTTGCTGTGGAAAGTTCGCAGGGGTGTCTGGATTGCTCGCGATCCTCACGCCGATCGAGAGGCTGGAGCGTGATCGAGTTTGCTGTCTATGAACATCATCTGGAGTACCGCTTTCCTGTGGCCTCTGGTAAGTCTGACGATGTGGCGTCGCTTCAGCGTGTCTGGATCGCACGCGACAACATCGACGGTGAGGTACTTGTTCAGTCTCGCTATCTGGAGCCTGTGCTCGAAGTGGTGCGGCGCTATCAGTCCGAAGTCATTGTCTATCTGTCCAGCGAATCTGAACGCTGACACACCAAACGGTCACACTGAACAAAGAGAGAAGGAGTGAAGTGATGAAAGTAATACCCAAACCAGAACACGGATCGGAGGCGTGGCTGCTGGCGCGCTGGCGTGACGATGACGGTCGAGTTGTCTTTGGCGCTAGTGATGCACCAGCGTTGATGAACGCGTCGCCGTACACATCGCGCGGCGATCTGTTCGTGGACAAGTTGCAGCGGCCAACGGTCAAGGAATCAAACGCGGTATTTCATCGTGGCAATGTGATCGAGCCTGTGCTCGTCGCTGAGGCTGGCCGCCTGCTAGGTGTCTCTGTCGTGACGCCCGATGTGATGTATTGCGATGATCGTTTCCGCATCTCTCTCGACGGTGTCGATGACCCAGCCGACCCTGCTGTCGTAGTGGAAGCGAAAACAACGACGCGCTACCGCGTATCTGATCAGTCTGATCTACCTGTCGAGTGGCTCTGGCAGGGCTATGCACAGACGCTCGTCACTGGCGCGCCTGTCTACTTCTCTGTTCTGGATCGCGATATGAATCTGTCTCTGATCGAATGCCCACACAACGATGAAGCGATCGACGCGTTACGCACCGAGGCTGACGCGTTTGCTGCTGTCGTGGAGTCTGGCAACATGCCTGACTCGCTGGATGAATTCAGCGCGGATCAAATCGCAACGCTGACGCAGTCTGTGAAGCCTGCCGCGCTCCGTGTTGATCTACCAGCCGACGCGCTCGCGCTTGTGGAGCAGTTGGTGATGGCTCGCTCTATGCGCAAAACGGCCGAACAGGAAGAAGCCCAAGCGAAAGATGAACTAGCGCGGTTGCTTCGTGGTGCAGAGATCGGATCGATTGGCGGCATGGATGTTGTCTCGTGGAAGTCTCAAGGCGGCAAGCCACGCGTCGACACGCGTGCGCTGCTAGAAGCCCACCCTGAATTGCGCACGCAGTTCACTGTTGCTGGCGCACCGTTCCGCGCCATGCGCGTTCTCATAAACACAATGAAGGAAGGAGAGTAATTATGGCTTATTTTCAGTTGATCAATGATGATGCACAAGATGCGCTTAGTTTGATTCCTGATCGATCTATTCAATGCTGTATCACATCGCCACCTTATTGGGGGCTTCGTGACTATGGCCATGTAAAACAGATCGGTTCCGAAGAAACGCTCGATCTGTATATTGAACGATTGATCACGATCTTTAGAGAAGTGCGACGCGTGTTGGCGGATGACGGAGTGTTGTGGCTTAATTTGGGCGACAGTTACGCGGCGCGATCTATGTCTATTGGTGATTCTGTGCGATTGAAATCGAAAGATTTAATCGGTTTACCGTTTCGAATAGCATTCGCACTTCAAGATGACGGATGGTATTTGAGACAGGACATTGTGTGGGCAAAGCCTAACGCGATGCCTGAATCAGTGCGCGATCGTTGCACTAAATCTCACGAATTCATTTTCATGTTGACTAAACAATCTCGCTATTTCTTTGATCAAGATTCAATAAAGGAGCGATCTGTTTCTTTCAAGGAGCGATCGGATGTGCGTTCTGAAATTCAGAACATCAAAGGAAACATGAGCGAGCGTGGGGTGACTCGTACGACCGAAGGGTTGAACATGAAAAGTCAAGCGCAGAAAACTAAACCATTTAGGAATCGTCGCGATGTTTGGTTCGTTGCGACCGAATCTTTTAAGGGTACTCATTTTGCTGTTATGCCTAGAGCCATTGTGCTTCCTTGTTTGTTGGCATCAAGTCGTTTAGGCGACACAGTTCTTGATCCATTCGCAGGCGCATCGACGGTTGGCGTTGTTGCACTAAGTCAGAACAGAAATTTCATCGGGATCGAGTTGAACTCCGATTATGTGAAGTTGTCAACCGATCGACTCGAATCTCTAAACACAATGAAAGAAGGAGAGTAATCATGGCGTTCAACGACGACTATGTGGATGTGGCCGAACGGCTGCGATTGTTCAAGGCGGCGTTCCCGAACGGCTGTCTCCGACCAGCGGATCCTGCACAGCCATTCACCATTCAGGAGATCGGTGGTCGCGAGTTCATCGTCTATGTGGCGGCGGCGTATCGTTCACCCGATGATCCGATGCCAGCGATCGCTGTCGCAGCGGAGCCTGCTGTCGGTAAGACGAATTTCACGCGTGACTCTGAAGTGATGAATGCGGAGACGAGTGCGTGGGGGCGAGCGATTCTCGCTGCTCTCGCGGCTGACTCTAAGAAAATCGCAAGCCTTGACGAAGTACGCAATCGTCGCGCCGACGAAGGCGGCAGTCAGTCTGCTGCTCCGTCTCGCGGTGAACCACGCGCACGCATCGGTGGCAATGCGAAACCATCACAGAGTTCATCTGGCGGTTCAGCCTCTGCAGCGCAGATCAATCTGATGACCAAGTTGATCGGTGAAACCAGCACCGACTTGTCTTTCGTCTCATCTGTTGTGGGGCACGAGGTTGATGCCTTGATCGACATGAAAAGTGCGGAAGCGTCAGCGGTCATCAAGGCACTGATCGAGAAGAAAGAGGGCATGTGATGTTCTGGCTGTTGCTGTATCTGATCGTGGCTGCTCTGGTGGCGCGCTCATTTGTTCGCTTCACCGTCGCATCTGGCGAGTGGGACATGACCGATGTTGTCGATGTGGGGCTCGTGGCGCTGCTCGCTCTGATCGTTGCTGCTATCTGGCCTGTCTCGCTGTTCGTGGGGCTGCTGATGGCTCTTGTGCGCAGGGAGGCTGATCGTGGCTGATCTGTTTCCTTACAACGGCACGATGGGTTATGTCGAGCAGGAATCGTCGAAGGCTCGCGCTGTCTTTGAACGCGACTCTGGCGTGGCGTCTGCTCGTGCGAGGGCTGTGCTGGACTCTCTGCACGCTCGTGGCGCTGCTGGCGCGATCTGGCGTGAGATCGGCTCTGATCTGGGGCTGCATCACGGTCAGGTATCTGGCTGTCTCTCTGTGCTCCACAAGGCTGGCCATGTGTTTATGAAGAACGCGATCTCGAACGGATGTCACATCTATGTCCACTCGGACTTCCGTGATGCGTTTCCCGATTGGGCTCGGATCGACCAGCCTGTCGTGACGAAGTCGAAGCAGCGCAAGGATGCACTCGAGGCTGTGCTCGCTGCTGCGGCACTCGTCGTTACCTTTGACGGTACGGATCGCGATTCGCTTGACGCATTGCGTGACGCTATTCAACAGGTGAGGGATCTATGAGGGAATGGAGAAGCCTTGCGGCCTGTAATAGTCACCCGATTGAGGTGTTCTTTCCTGAAAGCAACAACGACGACAAGTGGCACGCTGCTATCGATATCTGTTCGCAGTGTTCTGTGACGCGTGAGTGTCTGGCACTCGTGATTGACCTTGATGACTTCTCTGATCGCTATGGGATGTTCGGTGGCTTGACACCATCGCAGCGTGCTTCATTGCGTGACTCGATGCGGCGTTTGCCGCCACACCAATCCAGAAGGGATAAACAATGAAAACTGAACAACCACCAGCCGAGCATTTACTGATTGGTGATTCTGGCTTAGATGCGTGGATGCTGTCTCGGATCGTTGAGGACTTACTCCTCGCTCATTTGCTGCATCGATGTTTCTGCAGCGATGTATTCGAATGTACGCGCTGTTACAAATTGCGACCGATCGCACAACACATGCCGCAGTTGCTGGAGCGTGCTACCGCTAGATGGGAGAAGATCACCAATGGCTGATCATGGAACGCGTACGCGTTACTACTACGACATGTGTCGTTGCGACGCTTGTGTCGAAGCGAACAGCGACTATTTGCGGCGCTACCGATCTGGCGATATTCATCGTCAACGCGCCGAGGTTGATCTGCAGAAGCGGATCGGTGAAGCGTGCGCATCGTTTATTGCTAAACGGCATCCGCGCATCTATAAGCGCATCGTGAAGGAGTGCACCGATGGTGAGTGAGTTTGGTGTCTGGTATTACATTCCAGAGTCGCGTCTCGACTCGCCTTCGCTGGTGGCTGGCCTTGAGTCTGCTATCCGCGACAAGGCTACGGAGCGTGGCTGGAGTGGTGGCGACTTTGACTATCGCGTTCAGGATGAAGTGTCAGCGTTACTCGATGACAGGTGTCCAGATGGGCATCGCACTGTGTGGCTAATTTTGAGGGGAGTTTCTCGTGGGTGACTTCATTGTGCAGATGATCTATCTGTGCGCGATCTTTATGTCTGGATTCCTGATCGGCAGTCAGCGTGACTGAAGTTGTCGGGCTGTTCGACGACTGCTCTGGCTATGCGATCAAAGAGATCGACTCGTATCGTGCTTATCCGTTCATGCTGAACATTCACTATGCGCGACGGATCCCTTCGATCACGCACGCCTACGGCCTGTTCTCTGATGGTGATCTAGTTGGTGTTGTCACTTATGGGACACCGCCAAGTTCGACGCTGTGTCGTGGGATCTGTGGTGATGAATACCAGAAGCAAGTTCTCGAACTAAACCGACTCGTGCTCCGTGATAACAAACCGAACGAAGCGTCACGGTTGATCGCTGGATCGTTTCGTCTGCTGCCCAAGCCACGCATCATTGTTTCGTTTGCGGACACCGCGCAGGATCACTGGGGCTGCGTGTATCAAGCGACGAATTTTCTATACACAGGTATGTCTGCCAAGTTTCGCGATCCGCGTGTGCGCGGCCTCGAACACCAGCACCACACCACCTATGCGCATGGCCTGTCGAACAAGCAGGTCATCGAGAAGTACGGCGCTGAAAATGTCTACTTCGTTGATCGGTCTCGGAAGCATCGCTATCTGATGTTTCTGGGATCGAAGCCTGAGAAGCGTGCGATGCTCGCTGCTCTCCGTTATCAAGTGTTGCCATATCCGAAGGAGGGAAATGATGGAACCGAATCTGAAACCTAAAGCCGAATGTGAAGGCGACCGCGATCGCTGCACTCTCGGTGATGAATGTCCGAAGTACGGCACGCTGGGGCGCGCTGCTCGTGATGGGAAGCGTCGAGTTGCTGGCTGTGGTGATCCTGTTGCACGCGGCAAACGGAACCGATCGAAGGGTGATTCCAAAGCGCGACGCGCTCGGAAGCAGTTAGGGATTGTTGGCGTTAACTCTCGCCATGAGGAGCATTGGGGTGGCGGTGTCCGCGTTGAGATCAAAGCCGGTAAGCAGGTGAGTCCGATCTGGACTCGGTTCCTGCTCGCTGAGGGTCAGTCGAATGCGGCGCGTGCGATCGCTGATGGCAGGCCGTTTGTGATGATCGCGATGCCTGATGACACGCGTGATGGTCTTGTGATCTGTCGTTTGTCTCAAGTGCAGAATGTGGCTGCTGCTGTTCTGGAGATGGGGCTGGGAGAATGAGTGTTCGTTGGATCTCGTATGTCTGGGATCAGTCTCCGTTCAAGGGTGAACGCTTGCTACTTCATCTGGCGCTCGCAGACTTTGCGAATGACGAAGGTGAATGCTGGCCTGCACAGCCGACGCTCGCTAGAAAAGCACGCTGCTCTGTCACTTGGGTACGACTTGGTATTCGTGATCTCGTGAAGGATGGCCTGCTCGAAGTTGTTTCAGAAGGATCGGGGCGTGGAAATCGCACGCAGTATCGACTGCTTCGTAAAGGGGTAACTACGAATGGGGTTTCCGTAAAAGGGGAAAGTTCAACGCAGGAAAGGGTGCACTCTGCGCATTCTCGTACCTATATAAAGAACCGTAAGGAACCGTCAAATACTCACGACGCATCTTTCGACGAATTCTGGAAGGCGTACCCACGCCGCGTTGCTCGTGGCGCTGCTCTCGCTGCATGGGATCGGATGATGAAACAACCAGACGCACCAGCGTTGGACTCTGTGCTCGCTGCTGTGGCGGCCTATGCGCGTTCTGTCTCTGATCCCAAGTTCATCGCGCACCCAGCGACATGGCTCAGGCAGCAACGCTGGCTAGATCATGTTGAGCAACAGGCCGCGTCTGTTCCTGCACCGTTCGATCGCTGGCAAGGTGAGAAACGCAACAGCGAGGACACCGTATGTGCGCTCGTGCGCTCTGGCCGATCGGAGTCTGTTATCTTGGACTTCATTCACGGCAGGCCAACCGAGGTTCAGGAGCACCTCGTCGAATTCCTATCCGCGTTCCGTCGCTCTCTAGCGGCTGGAAAGTAATCACGCACTCGGAGCGTGACCAGCGATTCAGTTCGCTGTTGATCCGAAGGAGAAACCATGAAGCGCATTCTGTGCATCTCT